TCAATAAAATTCAACTTCTAATATCTCTACAGTAGCCTGGCCTTTCTTAGGATTTCTAGACAATTTTGAAGGGGGATGTTCAACATATCGGAAATATATTTTTCGTATGAAACGTTGTACAAACTCTTGTTGCTTTTCGATATCTAAACCGGAAAAAAGTTGATTAAAAGTAAATACAAGATTTTTTAGGGATTCAACATCCATTTTCTTAACAGGTTTAATTTCACTAATTTTATTTTGTAATTCTTCGTAAAATTCCTTTGTTTCATCCATCAACTTGTCAAATTCTTCATCTGTCATTTTATCGCTAGCCCAAGCTCGTTGATATTTTTCACGTCTGTTTTTTATTTTATTAAGTTGATTTGTAAGTTCTTCTAACTCATTATTTTTTGGTTCAACAACTTCAATGTTGTTAAAGGTGACCACTTTCATATACTCAATCAATGCCTCTTTATACTTAAGTTCCCCGAGGTTCCTTACTTCTGCCTTATTTTTCGCGCATGGTGCACAGCGGTACATTGCTCCTTGCTTTTTAGAACCATCTTTTTGTTCATAGAAGAATCTGTTGACTGATAACGTTTTACCACAATTAGAGCAAGCCAAAACACCTTGGAATAGATAAGTACTTTCAACATTTTTTCTAGGGGTTTGCGATCGATCATCCAGAATCGATTGTACTTTTTCAAAATGATCTTCTGTAATGTAACCTTTATGGGTATTTTTATATAGTTTATCCTTCCATCGGGTGTGACCACAAAGAGCTGGATTTCTTAAAATGCGGATTACAGTAGCGTGCACCCAAAGCCTATCGTCGTTTATCAAAGCCATGTAATCTGCTATTCTCGATGCTGACCATCCTTTCTCAAGCTTATCGATCATATCCATTATAAATTTTCCTTCATCCGGCTCTATAAGCAATCTTTCGTCAACTGATTTAAAACCATAGGGCACAACGCCGACATGCTCGCCGTCAGATACTTTTTTATCAAGTGCGAAGATAATTCGTTCTGACATGTTTTCTGTTTCCCATTGAGCTAATAATGCTACAAGGCCTATAAACATACGACCCATTGCAGTGGAGGTATCATACATCTCTGTTGCAGACCTGAATTTACAATTGTAATTTTCCAGAATGTCTAACATTGTATGAAGGTCACGAACTGAACGTGTAAAACGATCAAGTCGATATACTAATATCATTTTTATTTTACCTGTTTTGACATCATCCATAAGAAACTGCAGCTTTGGCCGGTCAGTGCTTTTTCCTGATATCCCTTCATCCACGTATAATTTGTATTCATCCCAACCTTGTGCTTTACAGTAAGCAATCAAGCGTTCTTTTTGAGCTGGTACTGAGTATCCTTCTTCTGCTTGTTCTAATGTACTGACACGGATATAAATGCCAACAACCATAGGTATCTTCCTTTCTGTATAAGAAAAGAGTAAGCAAATGAGCCTACTCTTTAAGGTTTAATCACTAGCGCTAGGAATTAATCATTTACTACGACATAAACTACTACTTTTCCGTAAATTTTTAAATTTTCGTTATCAATGGTAGTAATATAATCAGTAAATCTTTTGTCACTTGATGCAGGTCTAAATATTAATCTGTCGTTATCTCTATAAAATTGTTTGACAGAATAAGAATTATCATCACTATATACCACTACATCGCCATCTATTAAATTCGATAAATCTGTCCGCTTTACGGCAATTAATGAATCGTCCGGAATAATTTCATTCATTGACTCTCCATTTATCCTCATCATATAAATGTCTTTATTGTTTGCCCATTTCCCCATTACAATATCAGGTATTTCAATTCTTTCGAAATCCATTACTGCATCAACATCTTGTGGGAGTCCTGCTGAAATAGAAACCGGAAAATAAGGATAAGTTGAATTTTTAATTTTATAATTAGTTACTTTTTCACTTACAACCATATCGGATTCTTCTATACCTTGTTGCATAATTTCTAACTCGGAAGTGTAATTAAGAGAGCGTATAAATTCAAATAATTCATCTTGGGTTGAATCAGAAATAAATTCATCAAGCTCTTTCTTTTCGTCACCGCTGAGATTCTTATATCTTTCCTCTATATCTGGATGCAGGGCAAGGTATATCGGATTTTCTTTCATTAGGTACATTTTTTTAGCTCTTATTTTTTCACTTTCTTCTAATGAAAGAATATGTCCTGCTGCAGCCATCAGTTCTCCATAGCTGACATCCCTCGCGGTATCAGCTATCTTTTTGATTATGGCTGGACTAGGTGCTGTTTCGTACAATCCTCTTATTAATTTGGATATGTAGGCTGATGAAACCCCACTGTCTTTTGCAAAAGCATTTAGAGAACGTGTACCTTGTCCCTTTATAAGTAGTTCTGCAAATTTCTCCTTATCATACATTGTTATCACCTCTTTTCCTAAGTAAATAATACCAAAATCGTTGACTATAGTCAACGTTAAATGACATTAACATTTATTATAATTAATATTTAAAAAATTTAACGAAAGATGTTGACAACAGTTAACAGATGGTTTAATGTTTAAAGTGTTAACACCAGTCAACAGTCGAGGAGGTGAAAACATGTATTTGAATAAAGGAATATTAGAGAAGTACATGAAAGATAATTATGATGGTAGTTATAGAAAATTTGCTCGAGATCTCCAAGTTGAGCCTGCACAATTACATCGGATTTTAAACAGTGAGGCTCAAGCTGGAGTAGTTTTTTTAGGAAGACTTCATAATTTCTGTAAATCAAAGAATATAGACTATAATCAGTTCATTTTTTTTGAAGAAAGTGTTAACAACAGTTAATGGGAGGGGTTAATTATGAATAAGGATATCGTTCAACCACCTAATATTACACCGGAAACAAAACAAGCTATGCTTGATTTCTTTGTAAAACATTCATTACCAAACATCATTGCAAAAATGGATTTAGGTAATGTAGAAGATAAACAATTAGAGGTAGTTAAATGAACCTATACAGAAAACTCAACTTCTATTTCTTCGGATCATCCAGAGTTCACTGGTCAGATGCAGTCTTGTTCTACGGAACATACATCGTAATCACTATTATCTGTTTAGCAATTTTCATTTGGTCTAAGTAACCAAAACAACAACCATCACACCCAACAGTAAATATTCGAAGAGCGGAGTACGCCAAGACGGACCGATTAAATCCCGAGCGACAGCAATAGCCAACGCCATGACCTCGAATTTTTACTGGTGGGTGTGAGCGAAGAGAGGTGAGACTGATAAATTACGAGTGTCCAAGATGTAACAATACAGAGCATACACCAGGTGCTAACTTCTGCAAGATTTGCGGAAAAGAAATCGTAAGGGAGGAATGGAAATGAATCAATTAGTAATCATGCACGATCAACAAGCAGTAACTACCTCTTTACAAGTTGCAGAGGACTTTGGTAAACGGCATGACAATGTTTTAAGGGATATTGAGGGCTTAAAAGAAGATGTCCTCAATTTTGAGGAGATGTTTTTTCAAACGGAAACTCCAGATGCATATGGTCGACCAAGAAAGACTTATTTCATGAATCGTGACGGTTTCACATTATTGGCAATGGGCTTCAATGGAAAAGAAGCAATCCTATTCAAACTAAAGTACATCGAAGCATTTAACCAAATGGAAAAACAACTTACTCAACCATTAAGTCCACTTGAAATCATGCAAATGCAAATCAAACAGTTAGTGGAGCAAGAAAAAAGAATGAATGAACAAGATAATCGAATCGAAAAAATCGAAACCGAACAACAAAACATCACAGAAATTATCGGTTTATCCATTGTCGAATGGCGTAAGAAAGTCACCAACGTTCTAAATCGTATCGCTAAGAATAATGGCGGTTATCAGATGTATCAAGAGATCCGAAATGAAAGTTATAAAATGCTCGAAGAAAGAGCTAAGTGCAAACTAAACATTCGTGTAACGAATAAGCAAAAAGTGATGGCATTAAACGGAGTGCCGAAATCTACCGTTAACAAAGTTTCTAAGTTAGATGCTATTTCAGAAGATGCTAGATTAACAGAAATCTATCTAGCAATCGTAAAAGAGCTTGCTATAAAATACCGTGTTTCCATTACAGATTTGGAGGTCTAATTATGAATATCAAAAAAGTTGAATTTTGCACAGAATACCTATCTTTGGAGACTGAAAGTGACGTCGAGCAAGGTGTAATTCATTTTACTCTAAGAGAATTTGGTCAAAAAAGTGAAACAGAAGGGGAATTTGTTTTCGAAGAAAAAGGCGCTACAGGGGTCGTACTCACGGTAGAAGAATTGTATGAAATACACCAACTTATAGGTGAAGTTCTTTCTCATCAAGCTCGCAGTATTTAGTGAGGAGGTAAAATTTTGGCTGAAAGCAAATCTAAGAAGCTAAAGCGCTTCAAGGCTACGCAACATAAAGCAAGACTCAAATTTATTGAGCTGTCCGTAAAAAAGGAAATCACACCATATTTAAGGATGGACCAAAGAATTCAAATGAATGGGCAGATTAAAAAACTGGGCAATAAAATCCAAATGTACGATCGCAAGATAAAAGAACTCGAAGGGAGATTAAGAGGATGAATAACCTATTACAAAAGATTTCGCAATGGTACTCAGATGAGCAAGAAATACTAAACGACTTAGCTCATGACGTAGCAACATCGGACACTGTAGAGGATATGGTAACTGCTAAACAAGCTTACTCCATTCAAGAAAATAAATTGAACACAATTCAAGAAGCTCTTCGATTTGTTGAATTAGAAGTAGAAGAAAATGAACAAAATTAAAACCCGTTGTTGGCGCAACGAGTTCGGGTCCTACTATAAATACACACCTTCATTTTAGTACAGGACCTCTTAAAAAACAAGGAGGGTACATTTTGAAAAACGTAAAACTGCTATCTATGACTCTTGAAAACTTCAAGGGAGTTAAAAATTTCTCACTAACTACAAATGGTGAAAGTGTCCGTGTTTTCGGTGACAATGCAACAGGGAAAACCTCTCTTTTCGATGCGTTCTTGTGGCTCCTATTCGATAAGGATTCACAAAACAAAAAGGACTTTGCAATAAAGTCATTAGACGCTGCTGGAGATGAAGCGCATAACCTAAATCATACAGTTGAAGCTGTATTTGAAATTGACGGAACAGAAGTCACTTTGAAAAAAGTCTACTTCGAGGATTGGGTACAAAAGCGTGGTGCTGCTAATAAAGAATTTAGCGGTCACAAGACTAAATATTATATCGATGAAGTCCCGAAGAAAAAGAAAGAATACGTCGATACTGTTGCAGAAATTGTAGAGGAAGAGATATTCAAGCTTATCACTAGCCCAACGTATTTTAACGAACAAATCAAATGGCAGGATCGCCGTAAATTATTGATTGATATCTGTGGGGATATATCGGACGAAGATGTATTTGCATCGGATAACCAATTGAAAGGCTTAGAGCTAATCTTGAAAGGACGTTCACTTGAGGATCACAAGAAAGTAATTGCTGAACGTAGAAAAGCAATAAATGAAGACCTTCGAATGATTCCTGTTCGAATAGATGAGATCAACAAATCCATTCCAGAAGAAGCTATCGATATTGAAAATCTACGTGAAGAATTCATACATGTTGAAACACAAATAGATGAGAACAAAGCACTGATCAACAATATTCAAAATGGACAAGCTTTGCAATCGAAAGAATTGGAATTGAAGAAAGTCGAGAATGATATAGAAACGGTGAAGCGTACTTTTGAATCGGACACTAAGGACAAGCTTTATCAGCTGCAGGCGAAGCTACAAGAGGAACAAGGAAACTTGAAAATCCTTGAGATGAAGGTTGCTGAGCATAATCGTGCAACTGAATATGCTAATAGCAATATAAAACTCATTGAAGAAGACTTAGTCAAATTACGTAGCGATTGGACAGAGGTTGATAGTAGCCTGTTTGAACATGTTGATGCATGCGTTTGCCCAACTTGTGATCAAGAGCTACCAACAGATCAAGTAGAAGCTGCACGTCAAAAAGCGCTTGAATCATTTAACGCAAAAAAGGCTACCAATTTGTCGGAAATTGATAGCAAAGGTAAAGCTCTTGCTCAAAAGAAGAATCAGTTCCATGAAGAAATCAAAATGATCACATCAAAAATTGAAAAAACTGAGGGTATTCGTAGTGAGAAAACAAAACAGATAGAGAAACTTGCTAGTGAGATAGACTCGCTAAAAAGTAGTTTAAAAGATGTTTCCGAATCACCTGAATACAACAAGTTTATGAACCTTAGACAAGCTTTAGAACAAGAAACTGCAACTATTAAAAATCAGTCTGTAAAGGCTGTACAAGATATCAAAGATGCCAATGCGCAACTGGAAGCGAAGAAGCGTGAGTTGAATGCAGAAATAGCGAAGTATGCAAACATCGATAATCTGAAAGCTCGTATCACTGAGTATGAGGATCAAGAGGAAATGCTCACTAAAGAGCATCAAAAGCTCGAGCACCAGTTGTTTTTAACAGAAGAATTCACCCGCCGAAAAGTGGATCTCTTAACTGAAAAGATTAACGCTAAATTCAAATTAGCCCGTTTTAAATTGTTTGATAACCAAATCAATGGCGGTCTCCAAGAAGTATGTGAAACAACGTATAACGGGGTTCCATATAGCTCATTAAACAATGCAATGCGAATCAATGCAGGATTGGATATCATCGAAGCCTTATCAAATCATTTCGGCATTGTAGCGCCGATATTCGTGGACAATGCAGAAGCTGTTACTAAGCTGAATGAAATAGATGCACAGATTATTAGTTTGGTAGTTTCCGAACAGGACAAGCAACTGCGCGTTGAATCAAAAGATAATGACGATTCAATGGTCCTGAACATGGAGGTTGTCTGATATGCCTGAAACAGTTGTGATCAAAGTAGAATCTTGCGCTGGGTGGGAAGGTTTACGCAGAGAACGACTTCTTATTACCGGTTCTGAGGTGATGGATGTTGGACCATTAAGCGAATGTCCAGAGGATGCAATATTAGAACGTGATTTAGTTGGTCCTATTTACTTCGTGCATCTTTTTGAAAGAATAATCAAAGATCACAACGGCAAAAAAGTCAAATTCGAGTACGAAGAAGTTGAGGATTTCGATTGAACTGTACTCCAAATTGGAAAGATCTCAAACTTTCAAATCAGTGCGGAGTTTGCATTCATTATGAACGAAAAGTAAAAGAGAAAAAACAGACCGCTCGAGGACATTGTCTTCTTAGAAATATATATAAACAACGAACAGAATCATGCTTGAAATTCCAAGCGAAGGAGATGTGAATATGACAGACAAAGAGAAGTTGAAAGAAGCCCAAGACTTTATCAAATATCTTTATTTGTCAATGGGAGCAAGCGCGGAAGGTGATTTTCAACTATGGCATGAAACAAAGAAATACGTTACCAAATACAACCTCATGAATGGAGATAAAAAATAATGACTACTCAAAATCAAGAAGTAGCTTTAATCCAGAAAGATATTACGGACGAAGTCAATAAGAGTCTAGAAAGGCTACAAGAAGGTGGTTTAGTACTACCACCCAATTACAACCACAGTAACGCTCTAAAAAGCGCATTCTTTGCACTAAGTAATAATTCGGGTGGGAACCTTTTAAGTGTTTGCTCAAAAGCATCCGTAGCCAACGCATTACTGGACATGGTTACACAGGGGTTAAGCCCAGCTAAAACGCAATGTTATTTCATCAAATACGGAGACGTATGTAAATTAAATCGTTCTTACTTCGGGACACAGGCGGTATTAAAGCGATTATCCAATGTTAAAGATATCTGGGCAAACGTAATCTTTGAAGGTGATGAATTTCTTTATGAAATAGAAGATGGTCGTGACAAATTTGTGAGCCATGGAACTAAGTTCGAGAACAGAGATAACAATATATTAGGTGCTTATGCAATTATCAAAACAAATGAAGACGAGTTGCTATTGACGGTAATGACGAAAAAAGAGATTGATACAGCGTGGAGCCAAGGAAAGACAAAAAATGTCCAAGATAAATTCCCGCAAGAAATGGCGAAACGTACTGTCATTAATAGAGCTGCTAAAGCCTTCATTAATACGAGTGATGATAGTGATTTATTAATAGAATCTATCAATAATACAACTGAAAACGAGTATGAAGAAAGAAAAGAAATTAATCCGCAACATGAAGTTGATGAGAATGCAAATACCGAAGAGTTGGATATTAAGCCGGACAAGCCAATCATCGAAATGCCTGTTGAGAATACCAACTCTGAACCAGAACCCGAGCCTGTGACTGTACAGAAACAAGAACCTGCACCATCACAACAAACTGTTAATAACGGACCTACTTGGTAATGATTGAGATTCAAACATTAGCTACTGGAAGCACAGGAAACTGCTATTACGTGACGGATGGGGTAACCCCCATCTTGATCGAGTGCGGTATCTCATTCAAAAAGATACAACGGAAATTAAACTTTGAAACATTAGATATTGCAGCTTGTTTAGTGACACATGAGCATAAAGATCATTGTGCTGGAATAAGTGGTGTATTAGGTGCAGGAATTAGATGCTACATGTCACGAGGAACAAAAATAGCGATTGGTATCAATCACCATCGAATTAAGACAGTCGAAAATAAAAAACAATTCATTATCGGTACATGGACCATATTGCCATTCGATGTACAGCATGATGTAGCTGAGCCGTTCGGGTTCCTCTTGGTAAATCAAAAAGGGGACAAGCTTCTCTTCGCTACAGACACGTATTACATCAAATATCGATTCAGTGGTATTACTCATTTGATGATTGAATGTAACTACTGTCAATCGGTATTGGATCTAAACGAACAGGCTGGCCGTATTCATCCATCGATGAGAAAACGTGTCATGCAGTCGCATTTTAGCATGGAGAATGTACTCGAATTTTTGAAAGCAAACGATTTATCCAAGCTACAAGAAATATGGTTGCTGCATCTTTCAGATACTAATAGTGATGAATTTCTAATAAGACAAGAAGTTGCTAGAGCCACAGGTAAATTGATTCATATTCCATGACAGGAGGAAGTGTAATGGCAAGACCTAGAAAGCAGGGGCTGGATTACTTTCCACTTGATGTAGATATCGACCAAGATGACAAAATCCAGTTGGTTGAAGCCGTACATGGACCAGTCGGGTTTGCAATAGTAATCAAATTATTAATGCGCATTTATAAAGACGGTTATTACTCTAAGTGGACAGAAACGGAACAATTACTCTTCTCGAAGAGAGTTAATGTTGACATTAACTTAATTAATGTATGCATTAATGATTGTGTAAAGTGGGATTTGTTCGACAAGAAAGTGTTCGAATCCCATGCTGTTCTTACATCCAGTGGAATACAAAAGAGGTTTTTAGAAGCTGTAGGACGTAGGCAAAAAGTTGAAATGGTGCAAGAATACCTACTTTTAGAGTCGAAAGACATTATTGCGTACAAAAACCTAACGACTAGGAGTATTAATGTAAACATTAACTTGATTAATGTCGACATTAATCCCCAAAGCATAGCAAAGCATAGTAAAGAAAAGAATAGTAAAGAACAGCATACTACGGAAAGTAAAAATGTAGTTGTTGATGATCATCCAAAAAGTAATGAAATGAATAATAATGATTTCGCTAAAATCACTCAATTTTATCAAGAGAACATAGGTCCTTTAGTTCCTCATATCGGGGAAGAGTTAGGCTACATGATTGATACACATCCGGTAGAGCTAATCTTAGAAGCTTTTAAAAGAGCACTAGAGGCTAATGCAACCAACAAGGTTAGATATGCTAACTCTATTTTAATCAACTGGAAGAACCAATTATTAAAAACATTAGACGATGTGAAGGCTGCTGATCAACGTAGAGCAAACTCTTCACCTAAGAAAAATACTATGAGATCGGAAATGGTTCCTGATTGGTTTGGGAAAGAGGACAAGCCTACAGCACCAGTTGAAGAAAATGTAGATATTGCAACAGAACGCGAGAAGTTACTAAAAGACTTAGGGAGGCTGAACAAGAATGACTGAGAAAGTGAAATTGACGCAGGAACAGGATGCTAGATTAAAAGAAATGATGATGGATGTCATGTATTCGAAAAATTCTATCCTGTTGCAACAAGCGAAGGGATGGAGATGTGCATCTAATGTTTGTTTGAACACACTTTCGTTAGGACAATTGGCAAGGGTTTTATTTGAACCAAACAGTTACGAAGTCGAACCGCAGTTCAAACCGGGGGATATGGTTATGGTTCGTTGGATGAATAAAGATAAAGAACAACTATACGAAATACTCAAAGTAAATTTTGTTGAAGGTGCAGCTTATGAAGTTGAAATTACAGGTGAATTTGGCTTCAATGTAGCACCAGTAAGTATAGTTCGTCAGGCTACTCCAGAAGAAATCAAAACTGAAAAAGAACGCCTACTGTGGAAGAAGATTGGTCGTAAGGTTGGAGAGTTTCATGTAGGAGATATCACGTTAGATCAAAACTACTATCCTATCAGAGTGGTGAACGTTGAAATGGCAAAAACATTCTATCAACAAAGCAAAAGAATAGGCTTCTACCCAGCCGAATCTTTTATCAGCTTCGAGGAGGTCGATTCTGAATGATCAAAAAGCCTATTAAACTATCACGAGAATCGGAGCGATTGGTACTCATTCGTGAATTACAAATCCGCGGGATCCAAGAAAATAACGATGGACAGGCTTTAGAAAACCTCGATTACTTTTCACTACTGAGTATGCTTGCACTTAAAAAGGCGGTGGAGTCCTAATGTGGAATCGTGAAGGCTATACAAACACCAAGTCCAAGTCTCAGAAAGAAGTTAAACAGGATGCACGAATCATTAATGTGATTGAATCCTGTGATGTCACTTTAAAGGATCCCCATGAAATTGCTTTTGTGGTGTCAAAGCGTCGTGGGTTCGAAGAGTATAAACAAGTAGTACGGCAAACCAATAATTTTAATCGAAAAAATTACAGTCTCACACCTTATTCAGAAAGCTTGATAACATCGATGTTCGGAGGTTGGTAATATGACTCCAGGAGAACGGAAAAGGTTGAAACAAGAGCGTACCAAACTGAAAGGCTATCGTAGTCAGTTAATTGCCATGAAGGAATATGTACCAAATATGGATGAACTGATGGGTGATAATAAAATGTTAATGGAGTTTTTCGAGAGTGGGAAAGCTGCTGAATTAAAGGCTAATTCAACCATAAAACCAAGTAAACAAACTGAAAAAGTAAGTAAAACTACGAAGGTTAAAAAAGAGTTAACGGTGGAGACGTTCCTTGAACTGAAAATTAAAGGGTTAAGTGATCGAAAAATAATGGCCGATTTCGGGATGAGCTCCAATAAGTTAACTAGTTGGAAAAAAGCAAATGACCTTGTAGGTGTAAGTAAAGCTGCATATCAAGAAAAATTAGATAAGGGGGAAGGTAAGATGGCGGCAGTAGTGACGGAAGTGAAAACGGATGGCATGGAGGAATTACAAAAAGTCATTCAAAAGCTGAAAAGTAAAATTGGAACGTACGAACATGCAAGACAGGATACTCTTGAACGTTTACGAAACTACGAGGAGCAAACACAAGCTTCAGACATTAAAATTCAACAGTTAGAAGCAAGTTTAGAAGAATCTCGAGGAAATGTATCAAAATACAAAGAAGTGGCTGAAATCGCAAATAAAGCGGAAAGACAAGCTATCGAGGATTTGATTGTTTATCAAAATGATTATCGAAAGTTGGAAGTCGATTTTCGCAATCAATCAAGTGAAGTTGCTCGAGTAAATGAAATGCTTGAAAAGTTGAAGTATACAACCCAAATTAACGTTTGGTTGATGAAACAACATATAGGTTTTGTGGAACAAGCTGATGAGATGTCGGAGGTGTTTAGTCGATGAATCTTTCTAAGCTTTTCGAAACACAAAAAGTGCTAGATGAACGGATCATGGAGCAACACCCTGAACTTAGAGGTCAGAATAATCTGGATTGGAAGATACTCGCTTTGCAAGTGGAACTTGGCGAGTGTGCAAATGAATGGCGAGGGTTTAAAAAGTGGAGTAATGACCAAGAGCCAAGAAATTTCAATATTCCATGTCATGCTTGCAAAGGTAGAGGATACTTCGGAATGGAGTACAGCGATGAATATGAACCTTGCTTGTATTGTGATGAAACTGGAATTCAAGAAAAAAATCCACTTCTTGTGGAATATGTAGACTGCTTGCATTTCATCTTGTCGATTGGATTGGAACTGGATGTAACAGAGTATTACGCAGATGTAGTTAACTTCAATATTGGCTCCAGAACTAAAAAGTCGGAACCGCAACAATGTTTTAAAGACATGTTCATAAAAGTAGCACTAATTTCTACATTGCCGGTTGAGGATGAATTCGTGGAAATGCTAAGTTCATTTACTACATTAGGAGACTCCTTAGGCTTTACGGAAGAACTGATTGAACTTGCTTATTTTGAGAAAAACAAAATCAATCACGAACGCCAAGCAAATGGCTACTAGGATGTGACCCATATTGCAAATTACAACGCTTTTCAAATACTCAGACCGCCATAGGCTTGTCATTTGTGGAAACTTGAGCAAGAAAGAAATTCGTGAATACAAATTGCAAGGCTGGATCAAAGAACCACCTATAGAACCTATCGTAATACAAAATAAACACGGTATAGCCGTAGATAACTGGAGGAGACATTCATGAAACAGATCATCGACTTAAATGCATTCGCAGGTGGCGCTTTAGCTGAAAAAGTAAACATTGAGTTACAAAAGGCTTTGGACAATATTGCTGATCCGAACACGGACCACAAGAAAGCTAGAAAGGTAGCTGTAACCATCACGCTAAAAGCTAACGAAAAACGTAACCTTGCAAACGTGATTATTGATACAAAATCGACACTTGTGCCAGCTGTCGGCGTTGAGACGGAATTAATCATCGATTACACACCAGATGGATCAGTTACTGGTGCTGAATTGAAATCCGGCATACCTGGACAAGCATTCATTAGTGATAATGGGGAAATTTTGGACGATAAAGGCCAACCGCTTCCTGCAGAAGAACCTACGAATAAAAAAGTAGTTCAGTTTAAATAAAATCTATCAATCTATTAAACCAAAAACTATAAAACGAAAAGAGGAAATTATTATGTTAAAAGAATTCACTCAGTATGTATTAGATTTAGTACGCCCGGAGCTTGTTGAAACAGGAGGTAACACTTATTCAACACGCAGCCTTAATCGTTTGAATGTTGAGCATGACGTTAATTCAATTAATGTCCGTAGCTTATCGGGACTTGTTGATTATGTGAAATCGAATTTTGATCATGAACGTCCAGTGATGATTCACGTAGAGTCACCAACGAAAGTCAATGTGTTTGATGCTTTGAATGACGTGAACGATCGTCGTACTTATGTTAAAGCTGGGGCACTTCTTCCGAGCATTACATTTGAACAATTTGTTGATCGCGAGAAATTCCAAATCATGCTGCAGGCTTGCTTTGTTGCTAATCCGGATAAAGAACAGGTGCTCAAAGTAGTTAGCGCTATTATCGAAGAAAATTCCGTACAAACACAAGATGATGGCGTAACGCAACGAGTAACAGCAAAAACAGGCGTGGCTACTGTAGGGAATGTAAACGTCCCGAACCCAGTGACTTTAAAACCATTCCGTACGTTTGCAGAGGTATCACAGCCAGAGTCTGAATTCGTTCTACGACTTAAAGAAGGTGGTCGTGTCGGATTATTCGAAGCTGACGGTGGGGCGTGGGAACTTAATGCGATGGCAAACATTGCAACTTATCTTGAAGAAGCTTTAGCGGAAGAAATTGAAACAAAAAAAGTATATATCATCGACTAATTGTGAGGGGCCTCGTGCCCCTTTCATTATAAGGGAGTGGCAACATGGCGGAGACAAAGACTAAATATAACAGTAAAAAAATCGAGCTCGATGGGCACGTATTTGACTCGAAGGCAGAAGCCAAATATTACGAATTATTGAAGTTACAGCAGGCACAAGAAAAGATATTGTTCTTTCGATTGCAACCTCGATATGAATTGCAAGCTAGCTTCAAGAAAAACGACAAGCTGCACAGAAAAATCGAATATGTTGCTGACTTCGAGGTTCATCATTTAGACGGATCCATTGAAACAATAGACGTTAAAGGTTTTGAAACAACCGATTTTGCAATAAAGCGCAAGCTCTTTGAAAAGAAATTTCCTCACAAACTCTCCGTTCTTGCGTTCAGCCAAATCGATGGTGGATGGATTGAAACAGATAAATTGAAAAAGGCTAGAAAGGAACGGAAGAAGGCAAAAAATCTACCGTCACAGTAAACACAAAAGCTGAGCAAAGGAAGCGTGCATAAATATTAAAAGAAAAAAAGGAGTAATTCCTGCGCAAAAGGTTAATCACTCCTAACTACAAATCTATATTTGGGCAAATTTAAACAAAGAGAGTCTTTATATCTCTAGACAATTGGACTTAACATCTTAAGTAGAATAGAAGCATTTACGTTTATTTGTGTGCCTCCTGCTAAAGTTTGCAGTGTAACTCCTGCGGCAGAAGTATGATTCCTAAGTGTAAGAAAATCGCCGGATGCTATAGAAATTATTACTTGACCATTGTTTTGTTGAGTTCCAGCTCCTGAACCATAAACTGATTGGGTAACAGGTGCACCATTTAAAAATAGTGTGAATTGGTTAGGTTCGACACCTGATACGATGAAAGAAACTTCGTAGATTCCTGGTGTGGTAACAAAAATTTGAGAGGTTCCAGGAACGTGCGTAATTCCAGGTGTAACTATACCTGTTGAATCGAAAATAATATCAGCCTCTAAAGCTACAACCTGAGCACTTAGATTATATATATATCCGTATTCACATAATCCGTTACAGCTTAGTGGGGGTCTTACTGGAATAGCACCAGGAATTCCACAGAGTTCAACAGCAGTGAATGGTCCCATTTGTTTTCCACATATGCAGGTACATTTATTGCAGTTACTACAGTTATCCATTTTTCCACCTCCATTTTAAGTATTGTATTCATTTATAAAATGGAGTAAAGGGCGATTGGCTACAATTAATTTATAATTTAAACTTCATTAATTATGTTCTGTTTTTCAGGAAATTGGTAACTGGGTTTCCATGATTAATATAATGGTTACTGCACAGTTCGTAGAAACGGTGCAGAAGACACATATTGTGCAAAAATTAGTTGCATAGAGAGCAAAACGGCATGTCGAGGAAATAGACTGGGAAAAAGTCACTATTGTACAAATTGAATTGTCTTATTAATGAACAGTTAGACCAGTAGTTATATGAAGCCTTTAAACATCAAAAAAAGACCTTCTTTATGAAGGTCAAGATTATTTGTTATCTAGAGGCTTTAATTCCAAATCAATATTCGTCAGTAATAATGCGTCTTTCAATAATTCAATATCAATAAGAATTTGTTCTTTTATATGCACATGGGGACATTTGTTATAGTCTTCTACTAAACGGTAAAATTCTTGAGCAACCAACTTCATCGGTGCTATCTCCTTCTGTTTAGTTCTGTTTTTCACAGTATGAACTAAAGTAAAGTGAATTGATATAGTTTTTAAAAATAAAGGACATCTCCCTTAGAGAATATAAAACATATCAGACACTAACGAAAGTCCGATCCATGTGGTAGCACAATACACAGTTGAGATTATTTGCACCGACTGGAGTTCAAGATTTCTTCTTACGGTATTCCTTTATAAAAATAAAATAAATAAAGGTACTGTATGGAAGAGCAATAGCGGCGAATATTAGAAGAATATGAATTATATTCAATAGGTCACCTCGTTTGAATTAAAAACAACAGAACCTAGATCGGCAAAAATCAACAGAGCTTCCTAAGAACTGCTTTCGGTTCTGTGTATGCATTATTAGCAAATGAATTTAGATTTATACTTCACAGTTCGTAGATTAGGTGTAGTTATGTGATAGAGAAAAAAATGCAAGTAGGAAATAATCCCACTTGCTCTACTATTTATTAATCATTGGGGAAACACTCCAATGCATCGATGGAATAATATTTTGGTTTAACATTTTGGCAAATTTTAATGCTGCCTCTTTATCTAAAAAAGTTTTATCCACTTGGCTGTTTGATGACTTTAAAACCTCTGTTGTTCCGTTTATATTTCGTGTAATTACGAACATGGCACAACTCCTTGTTGAGACATCAATAATTAGTTCTTGTAAGTTTATTGTCACATATTGTCTAAATATTGGATACAGATTTAGATGAAATGAAATGTATTTGTAAACATATGTCCTATTATTAGGAGTAATATTTATTCTTTTGAACTAGAAATTAGAAAAAATACGGTGTAAACGATCCTCATTAAAGGAGTAGGGAAATGATTATTACTTCAAAGTTTACAGAGGAACAGGAAATTCAGTTTTTAAGATTAATTCGTCCTAACATTGTAGAAATTTTAAGAGAAAAGAAGGGGGTTGCTACGCTCATTCGATTTAACGATCAACAGTATGTCGTTCAGCATCCTTCACATATGAGAAGTAATCAAAATTTGAAGAAGAAAGCGAAGTGAAAGAATGAGTTTTGTAGATGAATTACAAAAAGAACACAAAAACGCAATAATTGCGCACGCTTTAGAAATTGCGGAGAAAGTTGAACCTACACTTCGAGAATCAGCAAGCAAAGGATATACAGGGAGTACATTTAGTTTGGAAGGTAGAGATGATGCTCACATTCTTAAAGACTCTTTGTTTCTTGAAAGCTTGGAAACCCTATTAGATGGTTGTGAAGTAAAAATCATAAAAGATGAATATACAAACATTCTACTCAACAGAAAATTTTATAAGTCCAAGTTGTATATTGGCTGGGCGAAGAGCAAGGAGGCATTAGATGATTAACCGTGTCGTGTTAGTTGGAAGGCTCACGAAGGATCCGGAATTAAGGTACACTCCTTCAGGTGTAGCAATGGCAAGGTTCATACTTGCTGTGAATCGTACATTTACGAATCAACAAGGCGAAAAAGAAGCTGACTTCATCAATTGTCTTGTGTGGAGAAAACAGGCGGAGAATGCAGCTAACTATTTAAGAAAAGGAAGTTTAGCAGGTGTTGAAGGACGTATTCAAACAGGCAGTTACGAGGGGCAGGATGGCAAGCGTGTTTATACAACTGACGTTGTTGCGGATAGCGTTCAATACCTTGAACCAAGGAATGGACAGGCTTCGCCAAACAATAGCACTACAGGACAAACTCTAGAACATCAGAGGAGAAGTTCGGAGTATCAACAACCACAAACACAACCAAACTACACTAGAGTGGATGAAGATCCTTTTGTTAATAGTTCGGGTCCAGTTGAAGTACTGGATGATGATTTGCCATTTTGATGATTGAAATGACTCAGTTAAGTTGGAAAGGAACCAATAATGGCCTTAAAGATAATAATTGTAATTTTACTTTTGATCTCATACTACGACACAATATCGATTACTAAACCGAATAAGACTCAAACACAGTTTGTTAAAACGGATGCGTTTTGGGCGGTTCTACACACTATCGCATATGGAATAGCTGTTGGATATGTTTTGTTTATGTAAATCAGAAACAATAGGGGTGAAGTGAGTGGAAATCATAAAAAACTACGTAGATCTTTGCAGAAAGATTGATATTATAGAAACCCAGCTGTTGCAAGTGGAAATTGATTTAAAGTACTGGTTTGGTAGGGGAGAATTGCCATTTACCGGTACAGGTGCTGATGATTTTGGGGTAATTGCATCCATTGGGAACATACAGGATTTGCATGACAAGAAGCATCGTTTGCAGAAAATGTTGGATTTTTATTTGGATATAAAGAAGGAAACTGAGGATAAAATCAATCGGCTTGAAGGATTGCAGTACCAGGTCGCTCGAATGAAATACTTAGAGAACAAAACTTACAAGGAAATTGCAAAAGAATTAAAAATGAATTACAGCTACATTCGTAGAGTTGCTTCAAAAAGTAACAATGAGGTAACAATTAATTTGCAAAATCCAATAACTTAATTATAATTGAAACAAAGAGACCACGTGCACGCTTGTGGTGGTGTAGGTAATATACAAACTTCATATATTTATATAAGGCTCCTGCGTGAAGTAGGGGTCTTTTTGTCAAATTTTAGTGACTAACATAACCTTCCATAATATAATGAGTTGGGAGGGGAATGTTTTGAAAGAGTATGTAAAAACGGGATTTATCATTCTAATAGGTATATTTGTTGTTCTATTTATTTGGTTAAAATTAATAGACTTAGCATTTACAGACGATAAAGATATATTTTTAGAGGCGATAGGATTAATAGGGACTGTTGTAGGTGGCGTAATATCAGGGGGATTAACTTTAATTGGTGTTAAACTAACCCTAGATTACTATACTAAATCAGAAAAGGTTGACCAGTATCCAATAAAAATACGAAAAATACATCGTTTAAATAACAGGCTAAAAAATTTAAGTAACTATTTAATGAAATATGAAGTAAGAGATGTGAAATTTATAAAAAAAGAAATTGATTATTTATTAGATGAAGCCTCCGAAATTGATTCATTGATATTTTCTAATATCGTTTCAATTGAAAGTAAAATAACAAATTATTTAATTCCAAAACATGATGAATGTATAGGAAAGGATGAGACAGGTAATAAGGTCTTCTATCCTTCCCCTGATTATCTTGAAGTACAACTATCTACAGTAGATTTGATAGATTCTATCGCCAAACATCTAATAAAATTCAAGAGTAAATACCAAAGAGATTTAAATAAATATATAAATTAGAGTCTGCACAACACGCGCAGTCTTTTTTTAGTCGTAAAAGCAAATAGTATTATCGGGTGATTGCAAAACACTCAAATATTGGAGGTGGCAGGTGATGTAAGATGGCTGAAAACTATATCAACGCAGAAAAAGATTATATGGCAGGCATGAAGTATAAGGACATTGCTGAAAAATACGATGTATCCATTAACACCGTGAAGTCTTGGAAAACTAGACACAAATGGTCAAAGGATGCAACCCGAAAAAGTGTGCACACAAAAACAAAAAGTGTGCATACAAAAAAAGAAGTGATAGAGCCTGTTATCCTATCGGATGAATTGACCGATAAGCAGAGGCTTTTTTGTATTTATTACATTAAGTATTTCAATGCTACAAAGGCATATCAGAAGGCTTATGATTGCGCTTATACAACAGCGATGGTCGAGGGACATAGACATCTAAGAAACCCTAAGATTATTCCAGAAATTAACCGGATGAAAAAAGAAGTGGCAGACGGCTTAATGATAGATGCAAGCATGGTGCTTCAAAAATACATTGATATTGCTCTGGCTGACATTACAGATTTTCTGAAGTTTGGTAGAGAGGAAGAAATAATCTATAGCGAAGATGGTTTCCCTGAAATAGACGCTAATGGAAATGTAAAAACACACGCATATAATTATATTCACTTGAATGATTCTCGCGAAATAGACGGAACATTACTTACAGAAGTTAAACAAGGTCGAGATGGTATTACAGTGAAGTTGGCGGACAAGATGAAGGCAATGGAAGTGTTGGCCAAGTACACCGATTTAATTCCAGATCACTTCAAACGTCAACTTGAAGAAGAAAAACTTAAAATTGCTCATCATAAAGCATTTGGAGCAAATGAGCTAGAAGAGTTTGAAGATGATGGTTTCAATGATGCATTAAACGCTACAACTTCGGAGGTGTGGGGCGATGTCGACACTAACACCGAAGAATCCTAAGACTCGTTATCTTTCGTTTTTTACCGAAAAGAGTGAGTACAAAAAGAAGCCAGCACCATTCAAATTTAAGACGTTTTCTAAGAAACAGAAGCAAGTATTAACCTGGTGGCGTGATGGTTCTCCAATGAAGGATATGGACGGTATCATTTGTGATGGATCCGTACGTGCCGGTAAAACAGTTGTTATGTCCCTTTCATACGTTATGTGGGCAATGGACACTTTTAAAGATGTTAACTTAGGGATGGCCGGTAAAACGATTGGCTCATTTCGAAGAAACGTAGTCACTCCTTTGAAACGCATGCTTAAATCACGGGGTTATATCGTAAAGGACCATCGTTCAGATAACATGATCTCCATTACATATAAAGGAGTCACCAATTACTTTTATGTGTTTGGAGGGAAGGATGAAAGTTCACAAGACCTCATTCAAGGGATTACGCTTGCTGGGATGTTTTTTGATGAAGTTGCATTGATGCCTCAATCCTTTGTCAATCAAGCGACGGCCCGTTGTTCGGTAGAAGGTTCTAAACTATGGTTCAACTGCAACCCGGAAGGACCATATCATTGGTTCAAGGTTGAGTTTATCGACAAAATGAAAGAAAAGAAGTTGTTCCAGTTGCATTTTACGATGGAGGACAATCTTTCTTTATCTTTGGAAGTGAAAGAGCGTTATAGCCGTTTATATACAGGAATATTCTATCAGCGCTATATTTTAGGGCTGTGGGTACTAGCAGAAGGCGTTATTTATGATTTATTCAACCGTGACGAGCATGTTAGACCAACAATCGACCGTCCCTATTCTAAATATTATGTGTCCGTAGACTATGGCACTCAGAACCCTACCGTCTTTGGACTGTGGGGTTTTTGTGATGGAGTTTGGTATAAGGTCAAGGAAAAACACCATAGTGGTCGTGATGGCACACAGAAGACAGATAGTGAGTATAGCTCTGACTTGAAAGAATTCTTGAACGGTATTAAAGCAAAAGTCATTGTTGACCCGTCAGCAGCTTCTTTTAAAGCGCAACTGAAAAAAGATGGGTTTAACGTGATCGACGCTAAAAATGATGTCGTCAACGGGATCCGTAAAGTAGCAAGTTCATTGAAGAATAATCTGATTAAATATAACGATTGCTGTATAGAGACGTTCCGGGAATTTGCATCTTACATTTGGGACGAGAAGGCAGCGAAACGCGGTGAAGAAAAACCGAAAAAAACTAATGACCACCATATGGACTCTGATAGATATTTTGTTAATACGGTTCTGTTTGGTCAATTAAAAGCGAAGATCGGCAACAAAGCGAAATTAGGATTGAGGTGATGAAATGGCTATTATTCGAGACAGGGATTTAATCGAGGATATAAATGACATTCCCGTTGTTCTGATTGCGAACTGTATTAAAGATCATCAAGCAGGACTAGAACGATTAAATAAACTCGAAGATTACTACAAGGGCAAACATACAAAAATTCTAGAGCGTGAACTTGGCGGAGAGGATAAGGGGTTGCCCAACAATAAATTGGTTGCTAACCATGCAAAGTACATTACCGACATTGCTACTGGATACGTGTTCGGTAAGCCTATCAAGTATGAAGGTAAGCAAATAGAAGCGATAAAGGATGCCTATGAGGTAATTGATATTGTTTCCCATGATTCCGAGTTATCGAAAGACTTATCTATTTTCGGTATAGGTTTAGAGCTTTATTTTATGTCTAGCGATGATGAACCGATACCTAAAGCTACAGTAATAGATCCACGACAAATATTTCTTGTAGTAGACGATACAGTCGAGTACAAATCATTATTTGGCGTGCATTACTACGAAAAGAAAGACATTGAAAACAAACCTGTTGGATGGAAAATTAACGTCTACACAAAGGATTTAGTCGTTTCCTATCAAGGGAAGAATTTAAATGAGTTTGATATGGTCGATATAAAGCAACATTATTTCGGTGACGTCCCCGTTGTAGAGTTTTGGAATAACGAAGAACAACAAGGTGATTTTGAACAACAAATCAGTTTGATAGATGCGTATAACCTTCTACAATCTGACCGTGTTAATGATAAAGAGCAATTAGTAGATGCACTTCTTAAAGTTGTCGGAGTTTCTTTTGGAGACACTGAGGAAGAGCAATCAGCTACTGCTAGAATGCTAAAAAAGCATAAGATTCTTGAGTTGCCTGATAATGCGGATGCGGAATGGTTAGTAAAACAACTTAATGAAACAGAAGTAGAAGTGTTGAAAGATGCAATTAAGTCGGATATCCATGAATTTTCGATGGTTCCAGCCATGACCGATGAAAACTTTGCAGCTAATGCTAGTGGAGTGGCCATGAAATATAAGTTGTTTGGAATGGAGCAATTAGCTGTCATTAAGGAGCGCTATTATATCCAAGGATTACGTGAGCGTTTGAAGCTATTTGCCAACATACTGAAGGTAAAAGCAAAAGCGGTGGATGTATCCGATACGATTATCACCATGATTCGAAATCTACCGGAAAATGATTTGACTATTCAAGAACTTGTATCGCTTATCGGACTTGTTAGTAACGAAACACTCCTTTCCCTTCTTCCATTTGTTGAAGATGCAACAGAAGAAATTAAGAAGCTTAAAAAACAACTCAAGGAAGATCTGGAACGCACTCAGAAAGAGTTCGGTTATCCAATGGATTCACCGGAGGATGTGACGGGCGATGAAGAAGAGGAATAATAAGTATTGGGATAAACGAGCAATGGAACGTATGGCTGAGTATCACCGTGATGTTGATACCACTGTCCGAACTGTAACAAATGCTTACGATAAAGGACAGAAGGATATTCAAGTTGAGATAGATAAGATATTCAACACGTTCGGCAAGAATGGACAATTAAGTCCTGAACAAGCGAAAAAAGTACTTAACCAACGTATTCCCAATCCCATGCTTAAGCTAGCGAAGAAAGCATATCCAAAGATAAAAGACGAGAAAATTCGTCGATGGTTACTTAACAGAATGAATGCACCTGCTTATCGTGCTAGAATCACTCGATTAGAAGCTTTAAAAGAACAAGCCTACCTACAATCCAAAATTATTGCTGACGTCGAAATAAGCGCAAGTAATAAAGGTTATATGCGAACGATAAACAACGCTTATTATCGGACAATGTTCGATGTGCATAGGGGCTTAAGAGTCGGATTCGATTTCGCAACTTTGCCTAACCAAGTGATACAAATGATCTTAAAGAACCCTTGGAGTGGCAAGCAATTTTCTCAGCGTGTTTGGGCTAATACAGAACAGTTGGCAGAACAAATAACGAAAGTGATTACTGCAGGTTTCATGGGTGGCGTAGGAATTCAAAAAATGACCAATGAATTATCGGAACGAATGAATGTAGGTAAGCATGTAGCCAATCGGCTTATTCGTACTGAAACAACCTATATGGCCAATGCTGCCGAAATGGAAAGCTACTTAGAAGCTGAAATCGACGAATACATGTTCATTGCTACACTGGATTTAAAAACCTCTAAACAGTGCCAACAGCAAGATAAGAAAGTGTATAAAACAAAAGATGCAAAGCCAGGTGTCAATATGCCTCCGATGCATTCTTTTTGTCGTTCAACCACACGTGCTTATTTTGGTCCTGATACTCTCAAAAATATTCAACGTAGAGCAAGGAATCCGATTACAGGTAAGAATGAGTTAGTTCCAGCGAGTATGGCTTATCCTCAATGGTATGAAAAGTATGTTCAAGCGGCTTAAATTGAATGTATACCATATACATTCTAGCTTTGTATAATAAAAAATTATGTAAACTAAATCATTTTACAAATTCAGTGTTATCAACGGTTTAGAAGGTAGCTAAATTTCACGAAATGTATAGAGTATTCATTAGCTTATATACGTAGATATAGCAATAACTTACTTAATGTAAGCGAACAATAAAACGCTCGTAATATGTATACGATATTCATTGAAGTCACTTAACCAAGTGGCTTTTTATTATGTCTGAAAGTGGGTGGTCGAATGATTCCAAATACAGTTGATGTTGCGGGGATTGAATACGAGATAGAAGAAGTAGATCACCTTGAAAGAGATGTCGACCTTCTAGGACAGATATTATATACAAAGGGAATAATCAAACTTGATAGTAGTATTGCTCAGGACAGAAAAGAGCAGGTTTTTGTACATGAATTATTACATGCCATATTTTATGAAGCTGGCATAGAAGAACAGGATGAAGATTTGGTCAATCGTTTAGGAATTGTGCTTTATCAAGTATTAAAACAAAATAAATTATATTTTGGAAAGTCGTAGAGATACGGCTTTTTATTATGCCTTGAAAGTAGGTGAGAAATGTTGGTTCTAGTTCAATTGATACTCGTTGGATTACTTGTCCTTTTCTGTTTGACGTTTAAAAAGAAAGCACAAAAAGTAACGCTTATTAACCCAGAGCAGTTCATATCAAGTGAACCTATCTTACCTGATTTACCTAAAAGAGCTGTAAGAAACACACATTGGTTTACACATACATTCATGCGCCCTCGCAGGAAAGGATAAGGTGATCCAAACTATCTCGTTTTGCTACTGCGTTAAGTAGCTTTTTGTTTGTCCAAAACGTGCTTACGACGCTATAAAAGGTGCATGGAAAATAGCCGACGGGCGTTAAACGGTGGAGGTAAATATGAATTTTATTACGCTATTAATCTCATTCATTAAAATGATATTCGTTTCTAAAGCAACAACAGCTTCAAAACCTGTTCTTCCATTACGTTTGAACATTCAATACTTCTCAGACCCAGCAGGTCCACCAACAGACCCTGTTGACCCGCCAGCTGATCCACCAAGTGACCCACCTGCCAAAGTGGAGTTTACAGCGGAACAACAAGCGGAACTCGATCGAATCCTTGGTGAACGTCTTGGCAAGGCTCAAGCGAAATGGGAGAAAGATTATCAAACTAAATTAGAAGCCGCTAAAACGGAAGCTGAGAAGCTAGCCAAAATGAATGCTGATCAAAAAGCTGAATACGAAGCCCAAAAGCGTGAGGATGAACTCGCAAAACGCGAGGAAGGCATTACTCGTAGAGAACTTCGAGCTACTGCTTTGGAAACATTAGCGGATAAAAGCTTACCCAAAATATTGGCAGACATTCTGGTATACACAGACGCTGAAACGACAAATACAAGTCTTGATGCAGTTGAAAAGGCGTTCCGTGAAGCTGTAGAAACCGGAGTGAATGAACGTCTGAAAGGTACTCCTCCAGGTGGCGGCGGAGGTAGTCAACAACCAAAAGGTTACGATGCCGGTAAATCATTTGCAGAACAAAGAAATCAGAAAGGAAGTGGAAAGTAATGAACTTAAATCCACGAGTAAAAGAGTACGGATCACAAGTTGAAATTTTATACACAGTAAAAGGTTCCATTGAAAAAGTAGGGGGCATCACACTAGATGGCTCCAAGTTTCCCGTAAACACAATTATTAAAGCAGGTACTGCAGTCAGCATTCAAGAGAATGGTCTTGCTAAACCTTGGGCAGATGCTGATACAGGAACACCTTATCTAACGAACCATGATGTAAGCACAGGAGATGCAACAACTGTAAATGTCATTGTTGGTGCATGGGCTGAGGCTCTTGTGGTGGAAAGCAAACTTACTGGTGTTACCGCAGCATTTAAAACAGCAGCTGCAGGACGTTACCGTTACTACTAAAAGAAGAGAAAAAGGATAGGTGATTAGAGAATGGGAATTCTTTCATTAGATCAATTTAAACGAGATACATTTTTAGGTTATGTAGAGAATCGAGTTTTACCTAAGCAATACTTATTGAAAGCTATTAGTGAGTTTGATACGACGTATGACCTTACTTTTGATTATGACGTATTTACTCAATCGTATGCACCAAGCGCAGCTATCACAGGATGGAATGCAGGAGCACCATTACGTGATAAACAAGGATTAAAAACACTTACGCAAGAGATCGCAAAGATTCAACACGGTGTTCGCATTGATGAACGCGAACAATTAAAGTTTACGAATCCGCGAGTGAATGAAGAACGTGAACGCGCTATTCAACGAATTTATGATTTAACAGATCGTTTGATTGAAGGTGTAAATGACACAGAAGAGTGGATTCGAGCTCAAGCGGCTTATGTTGGTGTCATTGCCTACCAATCCAACGACGTTAAGATTAACGTGGATTTCGGCTTACCTGAAATCGTTACCCCAGTAACACCATGGAGCAATAAAGCTACCTCAAATCCATTAGATGATATTCGAGCGGCTATCCAAGCTTTCAAAGATGCTAATGGAGGCATGGCACCGACATATATTGATATTTCAGGAAGCGTACTTTTAGACATTACTCTGAATGAACAGGTCCGAGGGGCGATCTATGGAGTAAACAGTGCCATGATTCCAACACGAGCTCAAATCGAGAGCCTATTGGTTCAAATAGCAGATGCTCCCGTACAAATCCGCGTGAATGACGATCAAATTTCTTTGGATGGTGCTGCAGCATCAAGACTGTTACCTGTTAGAACTGTTGCTTTACTTGGTGCACAACCAATCGTTACGGTTCAAGGACCAACTGTAGAAAAAGACTTCAACCCAGGTATCTATGTTGTCCCTAAAGTAGATATGGGTCCACCACCACAAGAAGAAATTTATGTTGGGGAATCTGCGTTTGTTGGAGTTAAGCAACCATCTCAAATCTACCGCTTGACGGTTTAAGAAAGGAAGTTCACTAGTATGGATAAATATTCAATCGTGAAACCCCTTTTGCAGAATGGGATTGTTTTAACTTCTGGAGAAGTTGAACTAAATACGGATGAAGCAAAACGATTAGTTGAGCTTGAAGTAATCCAAAAAATCGAAAAGGGAAGTAAGAGATCCACTGGTCAAAAACAAGAGGGCGACAAATAGTCGCTCTTTTTTAGGAGATGACATTATGGCGCAATCTCAATTAGAAAAGTTAAGAATCCGTTTAGGAATAAAAACTATTGATCAAGATGACTTGTTGGAATTGTTGTTAGAAGAAGCAAAAGACTTCCTTTTAACGGAGACAAATAGAACTACTCTTCCAGTAAGTTTGGAATCCACGCAAAGGCAATTAGCGATAATTAGCTATAACATGCAAGGTATTGAAGGACAAACGAGTCATTCAGAGGGCGGTATCAGTCGTTCATTCGAAGATTTATCGCCTTCTATACAAAAGACCATCGTACAGCATCGTTTGCTAAAGGCGGCACGTTATGCGACTTAGACAACGGGATTTAAAACCTTATACAGTCAAAGGGCGCATTCCAAAGGAAGATTCGGACGGAACTACTTACGAGGATTGGGAAGAGGAAGGGCATATTATACAAGCCAATATTCAACCTGCAGGAGGTAGGTTAATGGCCGAAATGTACGGAGAACGTTTAGCTTATATGTTGTCAGCTTATGTTGAGTCCGGAACGGATTTGAAGGAAACTGATGGCGTTTGCGTTTACGTTGCCCCTGATCAGAATCCAGATTATAAAGTTGTTGCTTCACCTCCGTGGAGTTCTCATTCCGTTGTGAGTCTGGAGGCGATTCGACCATGACTATTAAAGGATTGAACAGTCTTATACGCAAACTGGATGCGCTTGGTGGGAATAGCCAGAAGGCCCTTAAGACTGGTATTAGAAAGGGAACGATGTTGGTTCAAGGAGATGCGAAAGAGCTTGCACCAGTCGCAGAGATTGATGGAGGTCTTCTCCGCGGAAGTATTCAAGCTAAGGTAACAGAAAAGAACGGAGATATTACTGGTAAAGTCTCAACCAACGTGGAGTACGCAGCTTATGTTGAATTCGGAACAGGACAACGAGGTGAAGGATCTCCTTCGCCTCCTAAATCACCTGAGAATTTAAACTACAGGCAAGATTGGGCGGGCATGGATGCACAACCTTATTTATATCCAGCTCTAAATCAAAATAAAGAAAGAGTTAAAGCAATCGTAAAAGATGAGTTGAAAAAGGAAATCAGAAAGCTTGGTGGTAATTAATGTATGATGTGAAACCAGAAATCAATGCATTGTTAAAGGACATACCAGGTGTAAATGTTTCCGATCAATTTCCCGCAAGTCCATCCCAAACACCGCACATCACTTTTAAGGAAGCTGACAACGCTAATTACCGCAATATGAGTAATGAGGTTCAGTCAGAGATCATCATATTGATTGATATATGGCACACAAAGTCTACGGGATCATTTGCTCAACAAGTAGACGAGAAAATGACCAGTATTGGTTTTCTCCGTCAATTTGCAACAGATTTAAATGACCCTAGTGGTATGAAAAGAAAAACAATGCGCTATCGTGGCGTAGTAGATAAACGAACCAAAATGGTTCATCAATAAAGGAGAGAGTTAATAGTGAATCCACAAATTGAAAACAATTTTAAATACCATTCACCAAAAGAAGGTCAACCCGAAAAATATACGGCTATTCGCGAAAAAGCTAAAGAGCTCGCTTATCTAATTGAACAAGAGTGCCCAAACAGTCGTGAAAAATCAGTTGCTATTACTAATTTAGAAACTGCGGTAATGTGGGCAAATGCTTCAATTGCACGTAACTAATATTGATTAAAAGGAGTGAATACGAATGGCAGGATTATTAACAAAAGACACGACATTAAGCTATAAGGCAGATGGCGGTTCTACCTTTACGGAACTTGAGCATCTAATGGAGGTTCCTGAATTAGGGGGAGATCCAGAAAAAGTAGAAGTAACTACCTTATCTAGCCCAGTTAAGCAATTTATTCCAGGTATTAAAGATTTAGGGGACCTTGCTTTTAAGTTTCTATATGATAACGAAACCACAAATAGTAACTATAGATTACTACGAGGGCTTCAGGAATCTGGAAAAGTAGCAACATTTAGAGTTGAGTATCCAGATGGTACAGGTCACGAATTCGATGCTTATGTAAACGTAAAAATGGATGCTGCAGCTGTTAATGCGGCGATGACGTTCACTGCATCGATGTCGCTACAAAGCGATATTGAAGTGACAAATCCTACAGTGGCTTAAAGTAATTGGTTTAACTTTCGAAATGTGGTAGAATTTTCACATAAATATAAATTCGGAGGTAATCCTTTTGCGTTATTTATTGTGTATTCTACCACCATTAGCTGTTTTGTCGTGTAAAAAGCCAGGTCAATTTATTCTAAGTTGCATATTAACACTACTTGTTTATTTTCCGGGTTTGATTCACGCGATCTTAGTAGTAAATCAATACAATGCAGATAAGCGAAATGATAAATTAATTAGGGCAATTCAACAAAGTAAATAAAACATTAGAAGCACTCTCAATCGAGGGTGCTTTTTATATTGGGAGGAAAACACGTGTATACAACGTTTAAAGTAGGAGATAAAGAGTTCAAGCTTAAAATGGGTGCAGCGGCAATCATAGATTTAGAAAAAAAACTAGGAGGAAGAAATCCTTTGTCTATTCTGATGGGGATAGAAGGCGGAGAAATGCCTTCAATTAGTAGTGTATTACTTATTCTACATGCAGCTATGCAAAAGTTTCACCACTCAACAAAATTCGAAGATGTGTTAAAGCTATACGATGACTACGTAGAGGAAGGTAAATCCTATACGGATTTAATGCCAGTTATGATTGAAGTATTTAAGGTTAGCGGTTTTTTCCCCGGGGCGAAGACGGAGGAAGTGACTCCGGAGAACCAATAAACAACTTAACAGAGCTATTCGAGAAGCTGTATCCGATCGCATGTGAATGTGGTGTGGATGCAGTTTCTTTTTGGGATATGACGTATGCAGAAATCTACACATCTATCAAAGCGTACCAAAAGAGGAAAGAAACTGACTTACAAACGCAAGCGGTTATTTCATATCACCAAGCTAACCTACTTTCTCACTTGATAGGTATTCAGTTCGGTAGCAAACAGGCGCAAAAGGAACTGCATGAAGCTTTCCCGGGTATCTTCCCGAAACTCGAAAAACAAGCGGAACAACAACGAATCAAACAACAGAAATGGCAAGTCATGAAAGCGCGAATCGATGCCTATGCAGCAGAGAAGCGGAAGCGAGGTGAAAGTCGTGGCAATGACGCTAGAAGAACTGCAAATACTGATAACAACTGAAACATCCGGCCTAAGAAGAGAACTCAACAACGTTAAAAACGAAATGAGTGGTCTAGATAAGGCTGTAAAAGGTTCGACGGATGTAATGAAAAAAGCCTTTGCGGGAGTAGCAGCAGCACTTGCTACTCTTGGTATTGGTAAGTATGTAAAAGATGCAATAATGGCATCCAGTCAACTAGAAAGCGCATTTCTGGGATTGCAAAGTATTGTAGAAGGTCAAGGACGATCATTCGCAAAGGCAAAAGGTTTTATTAATGACTATATAGCAGATGGACTTGTGCCAGTAACTAACGCTGTTACAGCTTACAAAAATTTAGCGGCTCGTGGCTATAATGATGAACAAATTGTACAAACAATGGAAAGATTGAAAGATGCGGCGGCATTTGGACGTCAGGCCTCCTATTCGTTAGGTGATGCGGTTACTTCAGCTACTGAAGGTTTGAAAAATGAAAACTCAATCTTAGTAGATAATGCAGGCGTCACAAAGAACGTCGCGAAGATGTGGGATGATTACGCTGCATCAATTGGCACTACGGCCAATAACCTAACTCAGCAACAAAAGATCCAAGCAGAAGTTAACGGCATTATGGAGGAAACCAAATTCCAGGTAGGGGATGCAGCTAGGTACGCTGATACATTTGCAGGGAGGATGTCGCTATTAAGTAAGACGATGGGCGATGTTCAAACAAACATTGGCGATGCGTTTATGCCGATAGCCAATATTGTTATTCCAATACTTCAGAGACTAGCAAACTGGCTAGTGAGAGTCACTGCCTACTTTAGGTATTTCATGCAGGCATTTTTTGGAGTTTCAAAATCCTCTAAGCAATCTAATGCGGTCATAGGTGGCGGTGGAGTAGCGGCTCAAGACTCGTTCGGTACTGCAGCTGAAAACGCAGGAAAGAAAGCAGAGAAGTCAGGGAAAAGGGTAAAGAAAGCAGCAGAAGAAGCTAAACGATCTGTTGCCGGGTTTGATGAAATCAATTCGCTAACCGAACCTTCTAAAAGTAGTAGCGGTGACTCGGGCAGTGGTGGAGGATCTGGCGGAAGTGGTGGCAGTGGAGGAATCGGATTAGGCGATATGGGAATTGATGATTTCGCTATGCCTGAAATCGATACAGAAACGATTCCTGCTCACATTCAAGAAATGGTCGATAAAATTAAAAAATCTTTTAAAGATTTACGTGAAGGGGCTAAAAGTGTAGGCACTATGTTCGCTGAAGCTTTTAGTGGACTAGGTCCTGCACTCCAACCATTTCGAGATGCAGTAGAGCCTATTATGTTATCTCTTTTAAAACTTGGCGGAACAATCTTTCAACTTGTTGATGAATTTATAAAACCTGCTGCAACTTATATTTTGCTAGATTTTATACCATCTTTAGTTGTTGGTTTCGTAAAAGACTTCGCCCCAGTAATTGCCGACGCTTTAGTTTGGGGCTTTGATTTAATGTCCCGACATGCTCAACTTGCAACGGATCTGATTATAGGTCTGTGGAATGATATATGGTTACCGTCATTAGAAAAAGTGAAAAATGCTTGGTTGGATGCAAGTTCGTCCATCGCCAACTCGTTACAAAGTTTACTAGATGGAACCATAAAACCTTTGACTGAGTATATACTAAATAGTTTTTTACTACCTATTGCAAATCAACTTAATCGTGTATTTGTGCCAATTCTTACAGATGTAGTGGTATTTGCATTGCAATTAGTATCTAAAACATTTAAGAATGTTGCAGATACGTTAAACAACCTTACGACAGCTGTTCTTCTTCCAGCTCTAGAAAAAATAAAGAATGCTTTTATGGATATGGTCCCTAGAATAGGTGGAGCGTTACAATCGCTATTAAATGGTACGATTAAGCCGTTTATCGACTATATCCTGAATGATTTCGTCATTCCTATTGCTAAATCTATCATTGAGACATTAGTGCCGATATTTACAGATGTACTCGTATTTGCTTTTAAGGAAACAGCAAGCGCATTTGAATGGCTAGCTAAACTAATGAATGATATTTATAGTACGTTAATCAAACCGTTATTTGATTTAATTAAGAAAATAGTTACCGATACCCTTAAAATTGTCATGGATTTATGGGATAAGCATGGTAAGGATTTATTGAAAAATCTTTCGGATTTACTAAAAAACATCAAGGACCTATTCCAACAACTTTGGGATAAAGTTTTGAAGCCAATCATACAACCGTTTTTAGAAATGCTAACGTCCTTATGGGACAAGCATTTAAAAGGTTTGATTAAGGAAATAGGCGATTTCGTTATGAAACTAGTGAACGCTGCGTTAGAAATCTTGAATAAGTTTATCCTTCCTTTAGTAAATTATTTAGTCGAAAAATTAGGACCGTCCTTCTCTCGTACTTTTACTTTTATTGCTGATATAGCCGGTACTGCGATTGGGGCAATTGCCGATTTGATTAAGGGTTTACTAAAAATTTTAGGCGGATTAATAGATTTTATAGCTGGTGTTTTTACTGGAGACTGGAAACGGGCATGGTCTGGAATAAAAGATGTATTTAAAGGAATTGTCGACATGCTTTCCGGAATTTTCAAAGGCGCTCTAAATATAACGATTGATATCATAAATTCAGCCGTTCGAACAATTATCGACACCTTAAATAACCTGATAAATGGTGCTGTAAAGCTTGCTAATAAAATCCCTGGTATAAACATTGGTTTCTCATCTATATCTGTTCCGAGGATACCTAAACTGGCTCGTGGAGGAATTGTAGATGGAGCAACGAACTTCGGCAACTACATTGCAGGGGAAGCTGGAGCTGAGATGATTGTTCCTCTTGAAAACACGCCTTTTGTGGACAAATTAGCGAGTGCTTTAGGTACTGCAGTTATGGCAGCTATGCAGATGACCAGTCCTCAATCATCTGGTAATGACGGCAGGGATTTAGTGATTCAAATAGATGGAACGACATTCGCTAGATTGATTAAACCATTTACAGATCGTGAAAATAACCGTTTAGGATCTGCAATAATTCAAACACTGTAAGGAGTGGGAATCATGATTAAAATTGACGGCAAGGAGATTCCTACTCCTTCCGATTATTCAGTAGGTATTCAAGATATATCGAAAGCAGAACGGAATGCTAGGGGCAGTATGATTATAGAACGAATCGCTACTAAGCGTAAAATAGAGCTTGCTTGGAAACATTTATCAAAACAGGACTTACAAAGCGTTTTAAATGCAGTAAGTCCTGTTTTCTTTAAAGTCGAATATTTGGACCCTCAAACGAATTCAAGGCAATTAGGTACATTCTATGCCGGTGACAGAAACGTTGGTGCCCTTGACTATATAAACGGCCAGATTCGTTGGAAGGATTGTAAATTTAACATTGTTGAAAGGTAGGCGGACGAATTGATTGAAACAAGTAAAGAATTTAAAGAAGCAGTTTATGCCCCTATCCGGAAAACAACCGCAAAAATTAACTTTGAAATATTAGATAATGACGCATATGAAGATGCAGAAGTGTCATCCAACTCTGAAGCTCCGCTTAGTCGTAAAGAACAGGTGACCAACAAAGTACGGAGATTAACCAATAAATACGCCACGTTTGAGCGTAATTATTTCAGGTTAGATGGAAGTTTTCGAATCCCCCCAAAGCCTGAAGAAGATTCGACGAATGAGGTTGGTTGGTGGAGTGGAGACACTTGTGGTGCAGATGGTATTTTTGTTGTACCGCAAACGCTCACACTCACGTTCACGGAAGAACGAAACTCTATGGGGTTAACTATATATTTCGATATGAATACCGATGAATATGCAACCGATTTCGATATTGATGTCTACCAAGCGGATGATATATTAATAGCATCCGAAAAAATAACAGGAAACAAACAGTCGTCTTTCATATGGGTGCAAGGATTAGACGGGTATCGGAAAATAGTCATTACTGTCCGAAAATGGGTGAATCCTTACCGACGGGCAAGGATAGCTGAATTAGACTTTGGAGTAGTAAATGAATACGAGGGTGACAAACTCATCAAAGTGAATTTGATAGAACAAATGAACGTCGTAGGTGATACCTTACCTGCAAATGAGCTGAAATTCACCATCGATAATTCAAGTAAAGAATTTAATATACTGAACCCAGAAGGATTCTATCGATTTTTGAAGGAGCGCCAAGAGGTTTCGCTAAGCTTCGGTGTTGAAATAGAAGAAAATGTCTATGAATATGTCCAAGCAAAGGGATATTTTCTAACAGATTGGCAATCGGATGAAGGAGCTCTTACAACGACGTTTACCGCACGAAATATTTTTGAATTATTGGAGAAGGAATATAACCCAGCATCCACTTTCAATAATTTTTATGACCTTGCAGAAGATGTTTTAATTAGTGCAGGAGTCATCTTCTATTCCATTGATGAATCTTTAAGGGACATACCTACAGAAGGTTTTCCTGAGAAATTAACGTATCGGAAAGCTTTACAATGTATTGGTATCGCAAGTAAAAGTGCTGTATATCAGGATCGTAGCGGAACGGTAATCATAAAGCCATTTGAAATATTAGATGAAAGTACTTCCTATATTCATTTTGCTGGCGCAGATATGTTTACAGGTATGGTTACTCCAACGGTTTATAGTGGTTTCGATATGAAAAAAATTACGTTCGATAATGTATATAAAGAGCCTCAGATTAAGTTGGACAAATTGCTACAGTCATTAATCGTGACTGTTTATGAAGGAGCAACAAAGCTAGAGTACGAATTCCACAACCCAGAAGTCAAAGAGGGCGCCAGCCTTAAAGTGGATATACCATTAATTAACTCCCTAGAGCACGCTAGAGATGTTGCCCAATGGATCATAACAGAAAGTAACTTACGGGCGTTATACCAAGTCAATTGGAGACAAAATCCATCGCTTGAACCAGGGGATATCGTTTTCATAGAAGATTCGTTTGGCGCAGAGAAACAAAGCCGAATCACTAAACAAGAATATGAATTCGCTGGATATTTAAACGGGAAAACAGAATCAAAAGGCGGTGTTTAAATGTGGATCACGCCTAAATTAACATGGTCTTCAACAGATTACTATAATTATGATGATTTAAACCGGGTGGAGAATAACACGAAAGTGGTTGCTGAATTGGTCGGATACTTTATTGCATTACCGTCACTTTCTTTTGTTGTTAATAGGGATATGAAACAAATCGATTTTGCAGATAGCCTAAATCGAATAGAAAATAATCAGGAAGTGCTGCGGCAAAGGATAACTCCTGATGGATGGACATCCAATAAACTAGACTGGAAGGCAAACGATTCATTTTCATACGCAGATGCAAGACGGTTAGAAACAAATATTAAATTATTATACGAGTATTACAAAGGGAATGCAGAAGCAATACCTTATTGTGGTGCTTTTATTTGTGGAGAGGAAGTGATTTAACATGGCATATGAACCTACCGAATGGAAGAATAGAGAGGTCGAAAAACCAAGAACCTTTACTGTGCAAAATAATGATGATGGCACTATTACTTTAATTCCTGCTGAAGGACAAGTAACTGAACCCGGTACGCCTATTACCGCTTCTAACATGAATAAGATTGAGCAAGGAATATTTGATATTTCCAGGGAATACATGCCGAAAATAGGCGGCGATTTCACTGGACCTATCACGGTAAATGGTAAAGCAATTGGCGGAGATGATATCGATGCAAGAACAGAAACTGTCACCTATTTTATCCGAGCAACAGGTGATGATAATAATGATGGATTAACGAGTGGTACTGCATTTAAGTCATTTCATAAGGCTATTACAAGTTTAAAGAAAATAAACTTTGGAAAGCGAATACTAAATGTTGGTGCTAGTGTAGATATGTCTGGCCCAAATGGAATTGATTATAGAAGTCATGAATTAGCGTATTACTTGGGTGGGGCTATAGAGTTTCATTTTAGTGGAAACGAATATGCACCTAATTGGAGTAATTGTACTGCTAAAATTCTTGTTCAAGGATTTCATCGATATGATACCCCTGTTGTAACGGATGGGTTTGGAACACCATCTACATTTACCAACTGCGTACAAGCAGAAATTGTTAATATGACTTGTGATCGGACAGGCAAACAATCGGCATACTCGGTTACTGAATTCCAAAATGTTGGTTGGGGCAGGGTAGCTAATAGTTCCTTTGTTAATGCTGATCGAGTTGTGTCAGCTAACAACAACTCATACGTATTTACATGGGGGCTGTCTGGAAATGTTAGATCAAACGTTATTCCATTCGCTTCTAGCTCGGGCTCTATATTGGAATTGATAGGAAACACAATCACTGGATATACTGTGCGAGACGAAATTAGTTCAGGCGGACAAATATTCGGTAACTAGAGGGGGATCTAAATGAAAGGATTAATAATCTCTGAAGGAAAAGTATCTAGAGTTCTTAGCGGCATTATAAATATAAATCGCAAAGAAAACACTATTACTTTTAATGAAGGTTTGTCGAAACTCCAAAATATTAATTTTGAGGCATTCGAAATGGTTGTTGATATAGATCAATCTGAATTGAGTATGGGCGATAATATTCCAGAAGATTTTATCGACAAGTCAAATTTAATTACGGTAGAACCTCAAGATGCGCTCATTGATGCATTAGGACAGGAATTAACATCCATTAAGATGGAGTTAATGATGATGAAAGGTGTTGGTAGCATATGAATTTTTGGAAACTTGCTTATGACAGAGGATGGATTCATCCTGACAAAGATATTGCAGCTTTAAAACTACGTGTAGCAGTTATCACAGAAAGCAATCCTTTCGGAGAAATAACAACAGAAGAATATAAGCTAATCACAGGATTAGACTTTTAGATTAAACGCCACTTAGTAGGCGTTATTTTTATACCTAAAGGAGCTGAATAAAACCAATGGGTGTTAAACCAATCATAATAGATGTCGATTTCAAGAAAAACGCGATAATAAAGGAACATAAGGTACGTTACGGAGATAACGTTCCTCTTATGCTTCGCGTATTCGATGATGGCGAGCCTTTCATTTTAACAACCATGCAAACAATTACTTTAGTTATTACTAGGCTCGACCGACAAGTAATTGTATTAAAAGGTGATGTTTTTGAAAATCAGGCAACGTTTAATTTAGGTGGGAAAGAATTAGCGGTAAGTGGAACCATTCAGGCCACAGCGCAATTTTATTGGGCAAACGGACGAGTTTCGACGTTTAACTTTAACCTTATTGCAGAAAAAGACCCTATTTCTAATTACACTCCTTTTCCAGAAGAAAAAACACTGATTGTTCAAGTGTTGGAAAACGGTCCTGTGATTATCGAAGCCGCTCAAACTGCAACCATTGGTGCAATACAAGCTGAAAATGTCGCATTGGGTGCTGCAGAGGAAACAATTAAAACTCGAGATGTATTGGTTGAAGAGGTTGGTGGTGCTCTTCGTGTATTAGAGGAAGATAAAGCAAAAGCTTTATTAGAAATATCCAATGAAAAAACAGACACCGAAAAAGTTAAAAACGAAACATCTCAAGCTAAAGAGGAAATATTAGAAGTTGCAGAAGAGCTTAAAGAAAATGGGAATTATGCTAAAACAGAAGGTGACCGTGCGAAGGCAGAAGCGGACCGTTTAGCAGGCACCGATGTAGCTGTTTTGGACAATAAAATTAACAATGTTAATCAAACTCTTACTACGCAGTTGGCAGATACAGCGAAGAAGTCAGAAGTGCAAAGTCTGGTTACAAACAAAGCAGAGAAAACTGTAGTTGATGCTACAAATTTAAGAATAGACAATTTAGTAATTCCGCTAAGCCCTACAAACTCAAATATAGAGGTCACTGATTCCCATGTTTCGCTTACCAGAAATAAAACATTTAGTTCCTTGAGTAGTCGAATAGAACAAGTAGAAAAAGAAAATTATTTACCCATGAAAAATATTGTCACAAATGGAAGTTTTGAAAGTGGTAAGACTGGATGGACAAGCATGGGTCCTGGAGGTGTATCAAGCACCGAAAGTGGAGTTGCATTGGTAGGCACGTCTTCGTTAAAAATAGTAAATACAAGTGGATCTAGGCGAGAACAACAGAAAGTAACTGTCATCCTTGGTCATAAATATTACGCAAAAGCGAGTGCTTACGTTACAAGCTTCACGTCTGGGGCAATATATTTCAGAGTTAGAAATTCAATTACAAACAACCTTAGTTTTAATAATACTCTTTTAAATAAATGGCAAACATTATCCACAATCGTTAATGCAGACACCGAGGTCATCGATTTAGAAGTGGGCTCTGCCAATTCAAGCACCTACACTGCACACTTCGATGGCATTATAATGATTAATTTAACGGAAACATTTGGCGCAGGAAACGAGCCTTTGGTTGAAGAGATGGATAAATTGATGTCATATTTTGAAGGCGGCTGGTTCGATGGGGCGGTTTCAGAAAATAAACGATTATTAAAACATCTCTTAGACTTATCGCTACAAAACAGTAGATTAATATCCGAGCTGAAGGACTCATCAAATGTCAGTAAAACACCCCCTGTTGTAGGATATATAGATAACCCAATTTCTGCAGACTTTAAAGGTCAAGCTATGGTCACGTTATCTTATGATGACGGACGTATGAATAACTATGACCTTGCTTTACCGTTACACGAAAAACATGGCATACCAGTAACATTTAATGTAATATCAGATCGTTTTGATAGTCCATCATTCTTTTCGGAATCCATTACCAAAAATTGCTTTGATAGAGGGGTGGAAATCGCTTCCCATTCACACTTTCATAATAAGGATTTAACAACAAAAACTGACGAAGAGCTTCATTTTGAATTTAGTGAAAGTCAAAGATTATTGAATGCAGCAATAGGAAGCGAATCAGTTGAAACCATAGCAATTCCGTATTCTGGATATGATGACCGTGTTAAAGCGATTGCTCGACAATATTACAAAGGGGTGCGTGTATTTAGTAATTTACAAAATGACATACCACCTGCTGACCGTTATCACCTATTTTCTAGAATCGCAGTAGGCAATACAACAACTTTCGAACAATTAAAATCTCGTATAGATGAAGCAGTCACACAGAAAAAATGGTGCATTATAATGTTGCATGGGATTAACAATTCGGAAGCAAAAGGCTTATACGACATTGATCAAAAACTACTAGATAAAACGTTAGCATATATTAATAGTTTCGGCAGAGACGTTCTATTGCCAATAAATACAAAAGACGCTTTAAAGTTTTCTTTAGGTAGTGGTTATTAATATTTTTTAATCAAATGGGACAATCTTAATAAAGTATTCTAAAGGAGGAAGTTAAGTGGCATTAAATAACATAGATGAAAATTCGATTGACCTAGAACTACAAGAAATATCTGAAAAAATTGGGGATTTATCCGAGTTAAAAACAACCAATAAGACAGATATTGTAAGCTCCATAAATGAAGTTGTCACACAGTTAGGGAATGTATCTTTACAGATAGAAGAGAAATTCCTCTTTCAAGATGACAAGCGACTAAACTTATCATTTATAAGTGATGAAGGACACTTAACTATATTCGATGGAAGCAAGGCAGTTAACGGGAATTACGCTATAAATAGTTCTGGAGCTAGTGGATATATATCTAATTCAACAGCAGTTTCGAACGCCAATTGGGTGAATTTTGGAATGCCAATTGGCGTTGCTATCGGGGACAGCACAGCAGAAGGGCATCCTGGGGCACATGGAAGATTACACAGTGACTCAAGCGGAACTGTTGATTTGAATAGACCAAATACACCTGGGCAGTTGTCTTATCATCTCGAATTACAGTTAGGAATTCGTGTTTTCAATCATGGTATTGGAGGACAAACGTCCCAACAAGTTCGTGACCGCTGGCATAGGGATGTATTGGCACAAGAAGACTTAACGTTGACACCATCAAAAACACTTGAGAAAAAACCTGGATTTGTTAGTATTTCTGTAGGCATAAACGACATTTTTGGAGGTGTCACAGTTGAAACTATTATAGATAACGTTGAATATATGATTGACAGTGCTCTATCCAATGGTATCAGACCAATTGTTTTCAACGTAAGTCCGCATAAGTTAAATACACCTGCGAGTATTGAAAAAATTAAACAATATAATTCTTGGCTTTTAAGTAAATCTAAAATAACTCCAGATATGGTATTAATAGATTATTATAGCGTAACTAATGATATTACGAATGATGGATACCCCAAAGCAGGAGTGTTTGTAGATAATATACATCCGACTAAATCATTCTACGAAGTAATGGCGAAAAAGGTAATGGATGAAGCATTTAGCGGTAAAATTACTAGACCAAAAAATTTAGGGTTTTCGACTGCAATTGATGCCACTTCTTCACCTTCATCTCTAGCAAGACCTGAGATGATAATTGTTAAAATAAACGAACAAACTCCTTTAATTTATAGAATTCCAAATACTCCATATGAAATACTTGAGCTACAATGGACAGGAATAGCTGACAAAATCTCAATTAAAATTGTTTCTAGTCAACAAGTGACTGAGGGAAACAACTATGCTGTAAACAGAAAATATATATCGGAAGTATGGATAACAGGGAAAGAATCAACTGTAAAAGCAATAGGTAAAGTAGAAACTTTGCCAACAGCTCTTGGGGTAGAACAAGGGCGATTTACATTAATACGTGCAGGAGTGCATGACAGCGTTAATGCAGAGAATCCAAGAATAGTTACTGGGGTAGCTGCTGAAACAACAAGTGCAAATTCCCCTATAATTACTAAAGGGCTAGCTTATGTTTACAACAGTGCTGATACATTTAATGAAGGAGATTATATATTTGCATCGGCAACTGCGAGAGCTAGTAAAGTGACTGATATGACAGTACAAAACCCTGTAGCTAAATACATTAAGAGATTAGAAACAAACTACATTCTGGTGGAACTACTCTAAAGGAACAAACTGTGCAATAGTGTGTATTAGTATTTATTGATGTACATTAGTGTGAATAGGACAAATAGTTACCTTCATAAGATGAGTCAAAACACTAGATGGAGGTGGCTGTTTTGGATTATGAGTATTACATTGTAAATGACTTCGAGAATACATTTTACGTTGCAGGAGATTCTATTCAGCGAATTATAGAGGCAACGGGGATATCTGAAACGCATGCGACAATCAGTTTTATGAAAACAATGAAATGTGACAGAGTAGCACGTTTCCCAATCGATACTCCTATAGAAGTAATCATCGAATGGATAGACTATGGCACAGGTTCACGTTTTGAGTAACCATTACTTATTAATAAGTATTGATATTTATTCATATTTATCTGGCAATACTCTCAAGGGAGGGTTGTTCGATGGCTATGGAAAGGGTAAATATCACAGTTGATCCAGAAAAACTTAATGAGTTTTACCGATTTGCTGCTAAAAAGGGGATTAAATTTTCTACTTGGGTTCAAGCCAAAATGGATGAATTCATCGAAGAAGAAAAAATGATAGAAGAATATCGAAAAAGTAAGAAATGAAGACACTCAATCGGGTGTCTTTTTTATCGCACAGTTGTATATACTCCTCTTTATAAATGCTTACAAATGTTGATATATCAGTGTTTGTGTAAACTCAAAGCGATTGGAACAAACTGCGAAGTAGTAAATTAGTAAAAAAAGAGAGCTAACGGATCACTCCGAAGGCTCTTTTTCTAATTTTAAAATATCGGTAATTTCACATTCAAGTACTTCACAAATTTTAGCTAATCTGTCTAACGGAAAGCGAACGGTTTTATTCAAACACATTAAATTGATGGCTGGTTGTGGTATATCGGTAAGCTTAGACAACTGATGTTGAGACAAGTCACGTTCATCTAATAATTCTTGTAAAGTAACGCGTATCTTCATTCAAACACCTCCTCCATTATGATATGTTAAATATATCGCATTATGCTTGATATGTAAAACATATTAGTGTATGATATGTTTAACATATCAAAGGAGAGATTAGTATGAACAATGATGCTAGCAGATTACAAAGTGATTTACAGACCATTGTCACGACTCTTAGCCCTGGGATTTTACAAGACAAATTAGCAATACGTCTCGAAGAAGTACTGTATAGGTATCATATAGAACATCGAGAAATGAAAGAATTAGAGGATGATATGAAGGATAAGATTAACCTGTTTATATCATCTAAGAGATTAGAAGGTTTGGCAGAGGTAACACTTATTGGCTATGAAAGAGAACTCAAATTGTTTGCAGATAGTGTTTCTAAAGCAACAGTGCAAATTCAAACTCCGGATATAAGAAATTATTTAGCTTCTTTAAAAAGCGTTAAAAATGCTACAGTGGGAAAAAAGCTAGACGTATTTAGAAGTTTTTTCGGCTGGATGGTAAAAGAAGAAATACTTCTTCGGGATCCTACTGCAAAAATTAAAAACCCAAAGAAAGGCAAAAGATTACCAAAGGGGCTATCTGTAGAAGAACTGGAATTAGCCCGCGAAGTGTGCGAAACAAAACGTGAGAGAGCTATGTTAGAAGTGTTTTATTCCACGGGATGTAGACTAAGTGAATTAGCGAGTATGGATATTGATAGAATCGATAAGCAGGATATGAGTACCACTGTTATCGGTAAAGGAAATAAAGAGCGGAAAGTTTATTTGACTTATACCGCTTTATATCATCTGAATAGCTATCTGAAAAGTCGTAATGATGATTGTGAAGCGGTGTTCGTAACTAAAAGACGTCCTCATCGGAGAATGGGCAATAAATCCATACAGGATGAGGTGAATAAAATTGAGCAAAGGGCACAATTGAAAAAGAAGTTAACTCCTCACGTTCTTAGGCACACATTGGCTCAGAACATGCTAGACAATGGGGCAAATCTAGAAGAGGTACAAAGTATCTTAGGACATTCCAATATTTCTACTACACAAGTATATGCACATGTATCAGAGGAAAGAAAACAGCAAGCTCACAAGCGATATGCATAGTGTTTTAAGGTAAGTGCGTCTTCGCAAGGTCGTTCTTTTAATACCAAAATAACTATTCTACTTTTTCATTTTTATTCTTATAATAGATTTAATGTAATCACGTTTAATAGAGGGGGTTAATTCATTGGAGGTAAATGAATATCTTGTAATTGGCTTAACCACTGCACTGACGATGGTAGGCTTAATAGTTATTGGAAGGAAGTATCAATTGGCGTTAAAAAGGTATTTCAATAAATAGAAACGTGATAATACAAATAATTCATGCGAGAACGTCCACTGGGCGTTCTTTTATTTATCCATATATCTAAAGGGGGACTGAGGATGATGGAAGGAGAGAAAGCAGGTGACGCGTTTGCAGATTACCGGATTTAAATCAATTGGAGCACTAATAGCAAGCTTTGCGATGTATATGCTTAACGTAGTAAACGAGGCCATAGTGGTGCTCGTTTTTTTAATGTTGTTAGATATGATAACAGGGGTTATGAGGTCATTTTTAACGAAAAGTTGGAATAGCACAGTGGGAATGTCAGGGGTTATTAAAAAAGTGGCCATTTTTGTTTTAATAGGAATGGCAGGTGCTGTTGAATATGTAGCTCTATACGCAGGTCAAGACAGTAAAGGTCTAGTCATCTTAGGTGTAACTAGTTTTTTTATTGTGAATGAATGCATCTCTATATTAGAAAATACTGCACAGATTGGATTACCGATACCCCCAATACTTTATAACGTTTTAGAAAAGCTTCACAAAGATCCGTCCGGAAAAGAACAACGAGTAGAGAGACATCCGGAAATGGAGAGGTTAGACAAGTTAAAGTTAATTAAAGAAAACGAGATTTTACAGCATGAAATAATCAAAAAGGATACGGAGAATAAGGAGGAAACAAAAGATGAAAATTAACTGGAAAGTAAGATTCCAACACAGACCATTTATAATCGCTCTATTTGCATTAGTGATGTTACTTGTACAACAGGTAGCATCTTTTTTTGGAGTAGACACAACTTTATACAACGACCAAGTCACTGATTTATTCAATACTGTGCTGGCTATTCTCATTTTATTAGGGATTGTTTCAGACCCTACTACAAACGGTATATCTGACAGTCAACAAGCTTTGAGATACGACAAACCAAAGGAGTGATTGATAGTGGCAAAAATACAAGACATTAGAAATCAGACTGCAGCTTCTAAGACAAAACGTAATATCAATCAGATTAAAAAAATAGCACGACATCATTCAGCTTCAGCTTCTGGTGATTACTTTAGCTTTTGGAATTATTGGAAGAGCAAAGGTTGGACGAAAGGTGGTTATCATGAAATCATTTTGCGTGATGGTACCATTCAACTTTGTTACGATCCTATTTATCCAACGAATGGTATAGCGAATCACAATACGGATATCTATAACATCTGCTTAGTTGGAAATGGTAGCTTCACAGAAGCACAAGAAAGGGCTTTTGAAGAACGTTGTCTATTAGCTATGCAAAGCTTCGGATTAGGTGTGGAAGATGTACTAGGACATAATGAATTTAGTGGTACCGCAACGTCTTGTCCAGGCATTAATATGGATAGCGTTCGCAAACGTTTGAAAGCGTTAGTTGTTCCTAATAAAGTTGCCGGTGTGTCCTCCATAGATGAGAAAATTATGTGGGGTAAGACGGAATTAAAGCCTGGTCAAAAAGGGAAAATTACGATACTCAAAAGGATTAATTTATGGCAAGATGGTCCAAACGGAAAACTTCAAATGGTTCGTGTGCTGAATCCAGATGAAGAATATCGAGTTTACGGCTATCGAGATTTACATGGTGGCCAGTATGATGTAGGTGGAGGTTACTGGATTACTAAGATGCCGGAACACATTAAATACGAAACGCCTTCTAAAGCGATGTTAGCTAAATTAAACGAAATATAACATTAAGCCCTGCTCATATTCGAGTGGGGCTTTTTTATTTTATAGAATCAATTAGGGGTAATCGTAATTTACCTTTGCTAGTCCATCCTCTCGACCTTACTTTACAATGGAATGGAGGTGATTTGTTCAACAATACTTCTTTAATTTCACTCGTGAAACCTATTCGAGTACTTCCTATATACTCTCCATCTAAACTGCTAAATTGAACAGTTAAAGGTTTAAAGGAAATCTTTGATACTAAGCAATCATGATAGCTCCAATTAATGGTCTTCCTCCAATTATCAGAACGCTTGCCAGTTAAATAGGGCGTACCTAAGCGTTTCGCTACAATACCCTCCATTTTATTCTCGCTCATTAAATTAAATACAGCTTCACCTTCTGTGTATATGTATGGCACTAAATTAATATATGGTGAATCTATCATAGTCAACGCTTCAGTCAGTACTGCTTTACGTTCTTCAAGCGGGTACTCTGTAGTCGATTTGTTTTTATAAGAGATGATATCGAAGGCCTTAAAGGATATTTGTTTATTCATGTTTCCCCTAAAGCGTGACATAGCCCCTTCAAATGTTTCTTGTGCATTCGTACCTGGACCGATTAACTCTCCATCCAACAAAACATCTTTAGAAAAATTAAGTTCTGGAAAACGATCTGTTGTAATAGTGCCATGCCTTGTATATGAATGATTGTTCCCCACTAGTAATCGAATACCGTCAAACTTAGGTTCATATATCCAGCCTTCTTCTGAACTAGCTTTTTCTTGATAACCTAAAAGCATCGGTTTCACTGTTTTCAATGATTTCACCTCTGTTATATTGTTTCCAATATAAAAAATTACAATACACCGAATGAATTAGAAATATTTACTTGTTGTAAAATCAAACTAATGTTCGTATAATAAGTGTAAGAAAAGGAGGGAACAAATGTGCGTATTTTGTTAGAGAAGTATTTCAGTCGTGGTCAGCTTATGGAATTGATATATCTTTCAAGAACTGGTGAGATGAGTAAAAGGAAAGTGAAGATCCTAAAGATTCAAGGTGATTCATTTCAAGCGTATTGCTTCAAAAGAAAAGCAAAGCGAATATTTCTAATCGACAATGTACTTGCATGCGTTCCTGTGATTAATAAAGAAAAGGATGTAATATGATGAGCAAACGACAAAAACAAATTTATGAGTACATCAAAAAGTATCTTGCCGAAAAGAAGTATTCTCCGTCCATAAGAGAAATAGCTGAAGCTGTCGGACTGAGATCATCATCAACTGTACATGGTCACCTAGATAACTTACGTAATAATGGTTATATCGATTTTGTAAATTCTTCTCCTCGCACTCTGCAAATAGTCCGATGATTGATTACAGCTCACTACCTAATCGTTCAATTGCCTGTATCGATATGATGAGCTTTTATGCGTCTTGTATTGCTGTCCTGCATGACCTAGATGTTAGGACAGTTCCAATTGCAGTTGTCGGAAATTTCGAACAAAAAGGTTCTGTTGTTTTAGCTGCAAGTCCAGCTATGAAGAATAGGTTTCGGGTAAAAACAGGTACTCGGCTATTTGAGATACCAGACCACCCAGATATTCGATTATTTGAACCGAAAATGAGCTATTTTCTCAAAATGTCGATGGCTGTAACAGAAATACTTCATAAATATGTACCTCCGGAAGCGATACACGTCTACTCAGTCGATGAGAGTTTCATAGATTTAACTGGAACTAATGAACTGTGGGGTCCGCCAGAACATACAATTCAACGCATACAAAAAGAAATACTAGATTCCTTGCAGTTGCATTCAACTGCAGGAATGGGACCAAACATGCTAATGGCAAAATTAGCACTTGATTTAGAAGCCAAAAAGTCTGGCTTCGCAAAATGGTCGTATGAAGATGTTCAAACCAAACTTTGGCCTGTTACTCCGTTATCAGAAATGTGGGGCATAGGTCGCCAGGTAGAAAAAACTCTTAATAACATGGGAATCACCTCAATAGGGCAGATAGCTAAGACTCCATTGGAGTTACTTGAGAATAAATTTGGCGTAATGGGTAATCAGATCTATCATCATGCACACGGAATCGATTTAGCTGAGCTAGGAGCACCATACGAAGAAGGACAGATCAGTTACGGCAAAAGTCAGATTCTCATGCGCGATTATATCAAAATAGAAGATGTGAAAGCAGTTATCTTGGAAATGTGCGAAGATGTAGCGAAAAGAGCGAGAGATGCGTATCAAGCCGGAAGGACGATCACATTGGGTATCGGTTATAGCAAAAACGCATTCGGCGGGGGATTCCAGAGAGCTAGAACAATTTATGAAGCGACGAACGACACGATGAAAATTTATAAGGTATGCTTAGATTTATTAAAAGAAAACTACAATAGGAATCCCGTACGTCATATATCCATCTCTATCACAAAACTAGAGGATGAACACTCGATGCAGCTAAGTCTTTTTGAAAAGGATAACTGGAAAAATCGAAAGCTTGCTGCAGCTATGGATAGCATACGCAACCGTTTTGGTTCTGCAGCACTATTAAGGGCTGTATCATACACACCTGCAGGTACTGCGGTAAAACGATCTAAAATGGTTGGTGGGCACAAAGGATAAGGAGGAAATAGTATGATTAGAGACCGAGGAATGAAGAAGTGGCAAGGTATGATGTTACCGGAACATGTTCGTTTGTTACATCGACGGAGAGAAAATTTAACGAAGGTTAGACGACCAGAACTAGATGAACAGGAACTGGAGTCGTTACAAGAAATTTTAAGCAGGCTTTTGAAAACCGAAACAGAAGCCGATTATAAAGTTTGGGATAATGGCGTCTTTGATACTCATCGAGGTACCATCACCAAAATAGATGCACACAATCGCTTGATTTATTACATTAATCCTTTCAGTACGCCACAAGAACCTATTAAGATTAATCAAATTGTAGATATTACTCCGGTATAATGGAGAAATTTAATTTTATTCAGACATGCATTTTTCGTAGTTGATTCGCATAAGCTAGATAGCAGCAAGCGCTATTAGCTTTTCACAATCCTGTTGGGGTATTTCCCACAGGATTTTTTTATTTTTTATGCATCAAACGATGATAGCGCTCATATCGTATAGAAAAGGAGCGTGACATCTTTGGCAGAAAATAATCGATATTCTAGACCTGTAGCTTTTAACCGAAAAAACTCAATAGATGAACAAATTAACAAATTTATAGGTAAGCGCAACTTTAGCGGATTAGTAAAAAAACTATTCATAGAAAAAATGAAATCTGAAGGAATTGAAATAGTGAAAGAACCCAAAATAAGAAAAGCTTCAAGAGTAAAAGGAGAATCGGATGCAGAAGTAAAAGTAGAAACTGCTGCAGAAAAAATGGCACGAATGAAAGAACAATTAAAAAAGCCAGGCAATTAGCCCAGCTGTTATCCTAATGCATTTACAATTAAACCTAAAGTTGCTCCTATACCTAATCCAATAACAAAAATCATCAGAATCATTCCTTTCTGTTTTGTCTCTCTTAGTTTTGCCATGTGATTAAATAAATATACGTGGAGGGGAAATATTGGCGATTTTAAATCCGAATTATGAATTTTTAAAAGCGGATTATGCGAACCCAAATTTAACTGGACGGAAAGTGGAGAAGGTTGAGGAATTGAAGGGTAATAATTGGTCAGTGACTAAAGTGGTATCAGCAGCGACTCCAGTGTTAGTCCTGACCTTGCCTAGCCTAACATTTGCGGCAGATAATTCTTTTGACAACCTGTATCCAACGCTTATGCGCATGTTTGACAGTGCAGTCGTTTTAGTAATCGTGTTTGCTGGTGCTTCATGGGCACTTGGTCATCGTTCTAAAGCAATCGAATTGTTGATAGGTGTATGTTGTGGTTACTTGCTTGCTCGAAATGCAGTAAACATTCGAGATTTCCTTAAAACGATATGAAGGGACGGTTATATGGCAAACAACGCTAACACTAGCGAGCATTGGATATGGAAATTTGATCAATGGGTAATCGATACCGAAAAAGAGTACATCTATAAACCGTTAGGTGAAAAGATAGCAAACAATTTAGGAGAAGGTTTGAAAGATATCGGGCTAATTGTTTGGAATTCATTTGTTGAAACGTTGCCTGATTTAATTGGATTCGGAACAATAGCGGCAGGAGCATTTGTTATAATCAGCACAATGTTTGGAAGAGGTATGATTAAGCCTTTAGCGATATTTGGAGGGGTAACAATACTAGCAGCGGTCATATTGGAGGCAAATTAG